CTTCCAGCACCGTTACGGGATCGGTCAGCAACCTGATTTGCAGCATTTCCAGAAAACCGCTGGGCAAACTGATTTGCCTGGAATCCACGGTGATAGAATCCCTGGTAATCATTTCTCGGATTCGGATGTCGCGTTGATGCCTCGCCTCGGCCAAGTCGATCAGCTCGTCCTCGTCCAAGTCGTCCCTGTCCAGGTAATTCTGGATCGCCGTTTTGAGCTCGTCGTAAGTGGTTATCGCCATATCTGCCCGTATCGGTTGTGGTAGACGGGCTCCAAACGGCCCAGTTTGATGCCTTCTGCTCGGAATTTACCCAACGCCGTCGGCCCCGGCGGAGTCACCACCTCGATACCCATGCCTTCGGCCTTGCCGATGAGATAATCCAGACAGTTCGACTCAAGGTTGAATTCACTGTCATCCAGCACGTCAACGCCCCAGATTCCTATCGTCTCGGCGCCCTCATGGATGGCCAGGGCGATCATGTAAGCCGGACTGGAGTTGTACCAGTCGGTTTGATCGTCCCACCGGGCCCGGTGAAAGTTCGCGAACACCGTCTCGCGCACCGCGTCCAAGGGGTAGGGAACGGAAGCCGGGATGTCGGGCCAGTGCCGCTGCATGTAGATCGGACGGTCGATCTCTCGGAGCCGATCAAAATACCCCGGACCGCGGCCCGAGCCTTCCGACTCGAGCAACCCCCGGTCGTGCGGCTCGAACAATCGGTCGAATCTTGAACAGCCTTCCATGTCCCACGGCAACCCCCATAACTCCCATGTTGGGTCGCGCCAGGGCGCCAAGTAGTGCGTGGACGCAGACAGCCCAACAACAGCGACCTTCACCGGTACGTCTTGGCCTGGAATTTGTTGAAGTCGCGTCCGTCCGTCAGGAGCCGCAGTGCTTTTTTTGCCCGGTCCGTTTTTTGCTTCATGATTTCCTCGAAGGCTTGCTTGACCGACACGCCCCAGTCCTTCGCGCTGAGCTTGGCCAGGTCATCCAGCATGGTGACAGGCAGTTCGGCTTTCAGGCGGAAAAAGCTTCTTGACGTCTCGGCCTGCGCCCGCCGCTTGACCGCATCAAATATCGGCTCGACATCTTCCTCTATGGTTTCGACCGTGATCTGATCCTTACCCATTCCATCGGTGTGCAGCCAGTACTTTTGGACCCGGTGGCCGAGCTTCTCCACGCCCAGCAATTTCACTGACTGACCTCGGTGACGAACGCCGTGCCGTCCGCTGAGTCGCGGATAAAGGCGACTTTTTCACCCTCGCCAATCGAGATGTACTCGATGACCTCGGCAGGCAAAAACGCGTCGCTGGTGGTCGCCGTCGGGTCATCGCCGATGGCGTAATGACACGACGTGGTCGCCACCAGGCGCACCGCATGGATTCCGCTGCTGACCGCGGTGGATGTCTTCGCCGATGAAGCGGTATAAGACACGGTCTGAGTGCCGACCGGCCGGTAGTGGCTACTGGTGTTTCTCATCGTCGGAGTCCTCTAGTTGCTCCAGCCAGTAATCGCAGTCTTGGAGCGCGCCGTTGAGCTCATAGCTGGCCTGCAATACTTTTTGCATGTCAGCCTGAAGCCTGGCTTTGCGCTCCTCGATTTGTTCCTTTGTGATCACGCAGCGAGGTTCTTGGTATCGGCAAGTGGTACATACCACACCGTGCCACCTACCTTGATCTTCAACGCTGCCTGGAATGCGGGAGAAGCCTGTTGGGAAAACGTCCCGAACGCCTTGTCATCGCCGCCGGACACGCCGTTCAGATCAAGAATAACGCCGTTGTCGTCAAACTCTGACTTGTCGTCGCCATAGGTATTGGCGTATATCAGAGCGGTCTGAGTGCCTGTTTTGGCGCCAGTTGCAATCCCAAGCTCAAGCTCAAGCGGGGCATAGGTGCCCGATGTCGTGCCTGCTGACAACTGCATTTCCGCCAGTACCGCCGATCCAAGACCCGACGTACTACCGGAAGCGTCATAGACTACCTCGCCTTTTAGGGCGTTCGACCAACCACCAAGCGCGGCATCAGCGTTTAACTTGAAATAGCCTCGCCCCCCGACGCCACCAGCGCCGGTCATGGTGCTGAGCATCTGAAACGGCTGAACGCTTGACGATCCGCTTGTAGAGCCGCTGGATTTGGTGACGACCACGTCACCATCCGGGTCAAGCTTCAGGACTTCCACACTATCGACCCCATTGACCAATGACGTGGAGCCGTCAGCGTTCTGCTTAATGTTGTAACCCATGATATTTCTCCAAAAGAAGGGGGGAGGGTTACCCCTCCTCCCCCTGATTACTGGCTGATTTACTAGCTCGTGGTCAGATCAGCCACGATCCCGCTTGCCTTCTCGTTGCGAGCCTCAAGCGTGTACTCAGCCAGGATCTGCTTCGCGTCGGAGTCCCCGGTCTTCGCGAGATCGAACGTCGCCATGTTCCGACCGGGCAGGAACGGCACCGCCCACTTGTCCAGCTCCAGAACCAGACCGTCCCGCGCCCGCTGGAAGCGGTTATAGACGATCTTGAGGTTGCCGAAATCGGATTCGTAGACGCTGAACGTAGCGTGCAGGGTCTTGTCCTCGGCCTTCTGCATCGAGGTTGAGTTGCCGGTGAACCCCGAAACCTTCTGCCGGTTGAACGACCCCACCGACAGAATATCCGGGAAACCGCCCTCATCGGCGATCGCGGCGAGTACGGTTTTCAGCAGGTCCTCGGTGAAGGCTCGCTGGTCACCGTCTGTACGCGTTGCGGTACCGTCGGCTGCAGACGGGTCCGCACCAGAACCGCCGCCCACGGACGAATTTTCCTTGATCCAGGACACGATACCGGCATACTCACGCGCCAGCGTATCGTTGCCCGTGACCTTGGCCTTGTTGTCCAGCAGGCCGGTTTCCATGTCGCGCTTCAGCTCCTGACCTCGCATCAGAAGCTGAAAGTCCAGCTCATCGGCGCGGCCCGCGGTCGTGACCGCTCGGCCGGTGCCGCTGACGCGGGCGTCCTTGGTGGAGATCTGGAGGTTATTTTTCAGGCGAGTCGTTGCCCGCCCTGCGTCTGCCGGCGCGTCGTCGCCTTCAATGGCGGCGTTATTCGACGGAGAAGCTAGTGAAATGGTTTGCCACTCGTGCGTAACGGCCGTGGCTTTGGTGTGTGCGACAGAACTCAGGAAAGGGGTTTCAATCGGGCTGATCTTGTAGATTACATCGGTCAGATCTTCCCGAATACCCGTCATGTCGTTCGTCGCGAAGGTGTTTGTAGGCTGTGCCACAATATTTTCCTCCGTTAAAAATTGGTTGAACTGGTCTTGTCTTGACGGAGGTGGGTGTGCCTGCCATCGAAAGAGTTTCGACGGGGTGTGTCTACTTCTCGGGAAAAGTGTTTGAGTAAGCGGGGGTGTTGCTTACTTTTGCTTCTTCGCCTGCATTAATGCAAACGCGTCCTTGATGTCGCCCGATTCGCTCAGGCGAGTGCTATATCGTTCGATTTTTTCCTTGTCCGCTTGTTCCTTGGGTTTGCTTGTCCCGGGTTTCGTGATTTTCGGGACCTTCACCACCTTCTTTTTTGCGGCGGCAGTCTTTGCCTGGCCGTCATCGCGCAGCATCGCGCGGCGGGCCAAGTCCACCAGACGGCTGTCACCGACAAACCGGTTGCTGCCGACAATGGCCTCGACTTCCTCGTTCGCAAACCCGATCCGGCTCAAGTAGGCCGGTATCTTGGTCGCCTGCTCCTTAAATACGGATTGATCTTTCCATTCCGGGACGCGCTCTAAGAGCTGTTCGCGCTGCACCTTTTGCGCGTCGGCAATCTGTTCAGGTGTCGGCGACGCGCTCGATACAGACTGGTTATAGGCTTCAACAGCCTCCTGCTTCATGCGATCGATTTCCCGTCGGCGTTCCTGCGTCTCGGCCATTTTCGCCGAGTATTCCGCCGGGTCATCTTCGCGGAGCTTGGCCATATTAACGGACTTAGCGTCCTTATCGAGCAGTGTTTCAGCCGTTTCGATCAGCTTTGCGGCCTGAACAAATTGCCGCTGCAACTGCTCCTGACGTTGCTCGAACTCCTGGGTTTGAGATTGCGCTTTGGCCTTCGCTTGTTCCAGGCGCTTGTCCGCCGCCTCATTCATCTGGGCGTTATCAAGCATATGCTTGATCGCCAACGGCTTGGTTTCGCCGTCGACCTTGCTGACGATAACAACCTTCCCGTCATCGTTGACATCGAGTTGCGTTTCGTCCAAACCCAATAGTTCGGCGATATCAGACAACTCGTACTCTGGTCCTTCCGTTTCGGTTGTTTCTTCCTTGGTCTCTTCCTCGGCCCCTTCCTCGGTTTCGGTTTCTTCTCCGGTTTCCTCCGTTTCCGCTTCTTCTTCGGACTCGGGCCCGGTTTCCTTCGTCTCGGTTTCTTCCGGGGGCTTAGTCACCTCACCGTAAAAATTCTCACCGAAAAGTCCTTCTGCCATTTCGGACATGGAAGGTCGCTCTGTGGTGGGAGCTTCTTCAGGCATTTTCGTTTCTCCAATAAGAAGGCGCCGCGAAGGCGCCTCGTGTCGGTGACTGGTAGTGTCTGTGCGGTTGAGCGAATCGGTCGCGGGTAGCGAATCCGCACCATCGCCCTTTGCAAGCCGGGACCGCAGCTCCGGCTCCCGGACTAATTCGGATCAGCGATTAAATACTCGCTTGAGCTTCGATTCTTTTTCCATCTGCAGCAGTTTGTTGTCTGCCGCCTTACCGTCGTTCACAACCTGCTGGATGTACTGCTTGATACGCGGCACCAAACACAGGGCGATATGCGAATTCCTGACACCCGCTTCATCCTCTGGGCGGGTGTGCTTCAGGATTTCCATGATTTGTTTTTCCGTCTGCTCAAACGCCTCGTTAAACAGCTCGTTTTCCAGGAGCCGTTTGGCTTGCTCGCCGCGCTGGCGCTGCCGTTGTGTTTTATCGTCGCTCATACCCGTGCTCCAGGCACGTCAGTACTGTATTTCAGCTCCAGCTCCGTGATTTGGTTCGCGACCTCTTCCAATTTGGTGAACAGCTCGTTATCGACTTTATCCCTTTGTATCTGGAGCTTCTCCATCTCCCGTGCGTGCTGCATGTGGTTCTTTTCGCGGTCGATATCCTGCTCCATCACCCTGATTTCAGCCTCTTTGCTCTCCAACTGCTGCTGAAGCTGCTGGATGATCTGCCGCGCCTGCTGAAGCTGCGGGTTATTGCCGAATTGCCCCTCCCCGGGGTCGGTCCAGAACTTTTCCGGGACCTTCAGGTTCGCGTTTTTCGCGATCTCGAGGCCGGTATTGAAAATATTCCTCGGCGTCACCATGTCCGTCGCGCCCAACTCTACCGCCCGGGTTTGCTTTTCGAACAAATCGCTCAGGTGAATCAGGTTCTGCAGCTTCGTGCCGACACCTAGACCGATTTGCACCGTCATGTTTTTACGGCTGTGCCATTCCTGTGGATTGACTTCAACAAACCCGTTGGTCAATTCAACCACGTCCTTCTTGCGCTGATGCTTCAACACCAGCTCATGGATATGCAGGAACAGCGACTTGATGCCGGTCTCGGCGAATATCCGGACCACTGCCTCAATCTTCTGCTGCGACATCTCAGACGCCTGAGACAACACACTGCTTTGAATGTGCTTCAACGAATCGGGGGTCAGTCCCTCCCCTTCCGGCCTGATACCCGTTCGCTCGCGCTTCACCCGGTCCCAATACTCAATCATGGCGAACGACTCTTTCGCCGTGAACGGCAATGTCATCGGCGCCCATGACTCGTTGACGGGCCGACCGAACCGGTTGATGGAACCCGCCCTGGTGACCAACAGATCATCCAAGGTGTTTTCCGTCATCGCCTGCTCCCACACCGCATGAGATGGATTATTGGTGTGGTACAGGTTGTCGTGCGTCTCGCGGACCAGGGTGGAAGTGGTCTTTTGCAGATCCTTGACGTCTTCCGCCTTCGCCCGGCCGAAATGCTTGTGCGGGAGGGGTTTGGGCGAGATCACGTGGAACGGCTGGCGGTCAACCTCATCATGCTCCAGAAGCACATCACCGCCACGAAATACCTGCCTCAACTCCGAACGACCGTCCCCGTCATAATCCACCTTGACGTACGCTTCCTGCAGCTCAATCAAATCTTGTGATTTGTCGGTGCTCCGGTTCGACTCCCATTCATCGGTCCGATCCCGGCGCGCGATCTCTTCCTCGGTGCTCACCATGCCCGATGTTGACGGCAGGGTCTCGACGATATCTTTGTCAAACCCCATATCGATCAGCTCGGACCGGGTCACGTCTCGGACATGACCCACGAAACGGGCTTCCGACGGATTCAGGGTCCGCGAATCGCTCGATATCCGGTACTCTTCCGGCGGCACGTTCATGACCGTCACCTTGCCGCCCTTGTTCCGGCGCTCAAACACTACGTCATGCAGTGTTCTTTGCGCCTCCACGGGCACCATTTCCCCGGTCACGGGGTTCGGCAGCTCATGGGTGAATTCTTCGGTTCTTTCCTCCTGCTCAATCGGCTCGAGGTCCGGATCATCCATCAGCTCGGCCAATTCCTCGGCCGTCAGTCCTTGGTACGACTCCCTGGTTACGTCTTCAGACTCATCCCACCACGCCTTGACGATGCCGTTTTTCTGGACCAGGGCATCAAAGAACCACGTATACAGCAGCATGAAGGCGTCATTGCGCTTAAAAAACACGTAGTTCACATAGTCCGATTCCTGCTCGGACTGCTCAATATCCTCTTCCCCCACGGGGTTGAACACAGCCAGGTTATCCGCCGTGGTAAAAATGCTCAAGAGCGGCGGCATCATCCCGTCCACCACATCAGAGACATCCGATGTGACAATCTGAGACATGCCGTCGATCTCGTTACCGAACGGCTTGGACAGATAATAATTCCAGTTCTCGGCCCGTTCCCTGGATATCTCGCTCCCCTGCGCGCCCATGGCTGTCGTAAACTCCCTGTCGACAATGGCCGACAATTCGTCGTCCGTCATTCGCGCCATAGCTACGCGGCCCTTTCGGCTGCCTTTTTCGGCCGGCCGGGCTTGCGGGCCTCCATTTTCTGCTCCAGTTCGTCGACCCGGCCACAGAGGGCCTGAACCAACTGGTCCAGCTCCTCGATTCGCGCCTGCGCTTTTCTCAGTTCTGCTCGATCTTTAAGGCTCATATCCAGGCTCTCTTTTGTGTCGTCGGTTAAATGCTTGTTGACTCCGTGTCGACCAACGGCAATTGCCGGGCTCGTAGTTACCGTCGTTATTGACTCTATCAAGTTACCTTTCATATCAATCATAGCTACCATGGCCATGATTATATCAGTAAATAGCCAACCTCGGGTAATTTCTCTGGTTGGAACGGGCAGTTGATTGTCGCCGGCCGTAGTCCAGATTCATCGCGGCGTGGCGCGTCGCCGCCATCAACGGGTGCGTATCGAGCGGTACCTTGCCGTCCTGGCGCTGGTAGGTCCGGAATTCCTCTCGCCACTCGCCGAGACGCTGCTCGGCTTTGAGCCGGTGGCTACGCATCCGCTCCCAGACCTCGAGATTCGCGGTCTCGGCCATCGCCTGAGAGTCGTCGACCGGCTCGTACAGCATATTGCAGCCGCGCTCGAGCAGCTGGTCGGAGAGCGTCTTGGCAGCCTTCGGCCAGGCGATCGGGATCCAGCGTCCGCGCGCATTCAGCCCCTCCATAACGACCGCCAGGACCTCGCGCCGGAACAGGCAGGCGTCGTAGACGTGGACGGTGTCGGTTTCGCGATCGTGCGCGAGCCACGCTGCGCCTATAGTTC